AAGATATTTACAACACCATCTTGATTGACATCTCCAATAGTAGGTATAGAGTCATTAAATATAATTTCTAATAGGTTTAAATCAAACTGATCTATACTACCATCATTGGTTATATCTGCAGATATTTTTTGTTTAGATGTTAAATATTTATTAGAGCCAATTATTATATCTTCGTATATATCTATATCTTCTAATGTTATATGTGAATTAGCAAAAGATGGCTCTGCACCTGTAATATTACCTTCAAGATCGTAATTCAATGTATAGAAATTAATACCTAATTCACTTCTTCTTGACAAACTTCCTTGACCTGTAGTGAAATTACCTTTTAATTCGTGTAGCTGCATACATTCAAGTTTTATATCTTTAGAAGATTTAGTAACAGAAGTTATAATAAAAAATGGATATACAACTTGTCCATTTCTTATATTTTCTTGAGTATAATCTTCTCCAAAAGCTTTGACATCATTATTCAAACTATCAAATCTAACAATATCTCCTACTTCTAATTTAATATATTTTAATGGTAATGTACATTTAGCTATGGTATGTTGATTGCAATTTAATAAATATAAATAATCTCTAAGTGCAACTGCAGACTCATAATCTCTTATAAAATCACTTTCAAACTCAAATATATTATCTTTTCTTTCTAATCCTAAATTAGAATAATCATATCCACTATTAGTCCATTGTCCACCTTTATAAACTTCTCTACCACCTTCTCCATTACCAAAGAAATCATAACCATCACAATAACCTGTTTCTCTACGATATTCATCTTCTGCATAATCTTTTTTATATTTAACATTAACTAATGTTTTAATATCTTCTGACGGTGTTCTTGTAAATTGAAACTTTATAACATCTGATTGTTTTATTATTTCATCTTCTTCTGAGTATATATTTTTAATTGTACTAAAGGAAAAGTCGCCATCAGAATTAAACTTTGGAAACAATCTTGTATTTTTAGATATACTTTCTATAAGTGTTTTTGAATTTATGTTTTCCTTAACTGAAAAAGCTAATTTAATATCTTGATTATTTGACTGAGCATTTAACCAACTATCTGAGTTCATTTTATCTACAAGATCTAATTCTTTTTCTATAAAGTGATATAATACATCTGCAGGATTTTCAATAAGAGGAGGTCTATCATTATCTGAATTAGGAGCTGTATTGGTATGTTTAAACTCAGCTCTACCAAGTACATCAGCATATAAATCATCTTTAAATACATTTTCAAATAAAGTGTATTGCAATAATGCTATACTAAATATATTTGTACTAATCTTTGTTCTTCTGTCTGTACTTTGATTTTCATTTCTAATTCTATACACTAAAGATAGAGAATCAAAAGCATCAGGACTATCCCAAGACTCTAATCTGTAATCAGTAAAGTTAGTAAGTTGATTGTTTAAGTTATCTACACTTTCATTAAATGTGTTTACATTCCAACTAACATCACCACCACTTGTAAATATTTCGTCATTACCTTTTATATCAATAAGGTTTGTAGCGTCTTCATTATCTCCTAAAAATTCTGCATTATAGTTTACACTATCTTCTTCTACTCTTTCAGCTCCATATGCTTGAACAAGTATGTCATCATCTACAGCAGTATTGTGAGTTTCATTATTACCTTCTTCTTCAGGAATATTTAGTTGAATTTTTCCATATACAAAAGTATTTGTTTCCCCTTGAACTGCATCTTGTGATTCTATATCAGGTATAGGAAATAATAATGACAATCTTTGCTCTGCAGTTCCTGTAGCATTACCTGAAGTTAAATTAACAGTAGAGAATGAAAAAGCATAATCGTAATCATAACTAAAGTTTCTACCTGTATGCTGTGCTGATATTTTCCCACCACAAGGTATTAAAGTTCCTTGATGTACCTCTGTATTGCAACTATTATCTATAAACTCTCCTAAATAATTAGAGTCATCTTGATTTCTTAATATTGCATCACGAGGTATAGGATCATCTATTAGCATCCACCAAGATAGTCCCCCCATATTGCTGCCTGAATTACTATCGTGTCCACACAAACCATCCATATATATTTTATTGTTAGGTTGAGTATATTGACCATATCCACCTGCAAAATGTTCTTGTTTTATTTTTGTTGCAGATTCATTAAATGGATTACCTGCTTCAGTAGCTATAGGCACAGTATTATATTTTGCTCCATATCTTGTACCTAAAACATAATTAGCATTATTGTCTAAATGTTTATCTCTAATTTCAAAAGGTGTAAATGTTGCAAAATCTTCTTTTCTAAATAAAAAGTTTCTATCTGAACCATCATCAAATAGGTTTATAAATATTTCAAATTCTCCTAGTGCACCACCCATTGTTGTTTCATTCCATTGTCCTATATAAACAGTTTCCAAAAATTGAGGATTGTTTGGATGAAATTTAACACATTTAATTTTATATACAGTGCTTGGATAAATAGCTTGTTTATCAGAATTAGCAAAAATATGGTCTAAATTAAAGTATCTATAAGCTGTTGTACTAGGATCAGGTACAGTATCTATTCTTGCAGGATTTAAAGTTTGCGAAACATCATCAGGAAAATATTGGAATTCCCATTCAGTTTGTGAAAAAAAGTCAGTATCTAATTCTTTTTCTTCTCCTGTTATTCCTACACAAGCATTAATCCAAACATCTCTAAACCCACTACTTAAAGCATATTGTGGATATATTTCTACTTTATTTTGCTCTGCACCATAGCAAGCAAATATTAAACCATTAAGTTCATTTTTATATCCAAATTCAAATAGTTTTTCTTCTGCTCTTGTAACTATCATATCTCCTGATGGAGCAGATATAAATTTAACATTTAAATGATGTGCATTAGCTTGAATCCAAGCATTTATAAGCCATAAATAGTTCGTTTCTTTTATTAAATCTTCATCATTTTCTTGAGGATAAAATATTCCTTTTCTTGAATTATTTTCATTATAATTAGTAAATAAATTTACAACAATTTCTCCTTCCTCAAATTGTGTATTTTCAGGATCTGGCTGACTATTAGGTATTTGTGCAGATGTATTAAATTCAGATATTGATTCACTATTATCAAAAAATACAGTAGGATTTTCACTACTGTCTACAGCAGCTTCAGGTCTTAAAATTCCTGAATCAGGGTTTATATTTATAATACTCCCAACATTACCTTCTTCTACTTCATCACTTTCAGTTATTAATACTTCAGTTTGATTAGGTCTTAATATTTTAACAGTTTGAAATTCGTTGTGTGCAGGAGGATTTTGTGGAAAACCACCTGTAAATACTTTATCAATAGATATAAATTGTCCTGAATCATCTATATTATACTGTTTTTTGTCCAAATATAGTGCATTTTCAACACTTTCTTGTTGTAACTCTACATTATCATTATATTCTTGTAAAACTCTAAAATAATCTCCTTTATAAATATATAAAACACTTTCATTGTTTGGATTAATTTCAAATTTAAGTTCAGGTGGTTCATTTAAAGGGTCGAAATTATCTATAAATATATCTCTACCACTACCTGTAACAATATCAACATCATCTGCAATTATAGATAAATTAGATCTACCTGAATTTAAATCACTATCAACCCAAGGAATAACAGGAGCTTTTTCTACTTCCCCATAAGTAATAGGTATTGGTCTGTTTATATAATTCTTGCTGTATGTGTTTTTACTAAATCCTAAATTAGCAACAGGAACTTCTTTGTGTAGTTTTATATCGGTTAAATCTTCAAGTGTAATAGTTAAAGATGAATGATCGTGAGAGTTTCTTCTTATTAACCCTTTATAAGCCAACAAACAATCTTCTAATGTTTGACAAGATTGTGTTTTATAGTAAACTTCTACAGGTTTATTTATTTTATCAGATAATGTATCGCTTAATCTTAATCCATCTTGCTCGTAGTTATTTAAAGTGAGTGTAACATTAGATATTTTAAAAGAATGAGATTGTATGTTTATTGATTCTTTTATGTTAGATATTTTAAGACCATAATCCTCAAATACAAGAGATTCATCTCCTGATTTAATAACTTCTTTTATAGTGGATATATAATATTGATTATCTATTATTATTAAAGGATATACTGTAGAATGATTTTGTTGTATATCTTTTTGAAACTTTTCAGTTAGGGTTAGCATTAACCAACTCCTATATCAGCACCTCTACGGATTGCTTCTTTTATTTGTGGTATAAGATCATCTTCAACTACATCTTTAGATAAGATAGGATTGTTAATAGATACATTTATACCACCTGCTCCACCTGAATTAATTCTATTTAAAGCTTCTATACCTACTGCATCAACACCTCTACGAGAAACAACATATTCTCCTTTTTCTGCTTCTATCATAGTTCCACCTTGAGAATGTCTACGACCACCAACCATACCACCTTGTTCATACTTAGCAGCATCTATAGTTTTTAATTGTAATGCACCTTGAGCAGCAACTAAGGATGCAACTATAAAGTTACCAGGAAATCCAGGTTTTTCAGCAGATAAAGCTTCCATAACAGCTACACCTGTATTTACTACTGTTTGTGCTCTTTTAATTCTTTGTGCTTCTTTGTGTGCTTCTTTTTCTTTTTCTTCATACTTTTTATTTATTTTATCTATTTCTCTTTGTCTGCGTCTTTCAGATCGTATGCCATTAGCAGCAGATAGCTCATTTTGCTTGTCACTATCCAAGGATGCTTGCCTCATATTCATATAAGCATTTGCAACACCGTCTATAGCACTTGTATACATTCTTGTTTTTTCAGCAAGCTTGCTATTCTTTTCCATATTTTCTTCCAAGAAATGTCCAAGATTTGCTAACCTATCTTCTTCCCTTCTAAGTGCTTCTTCTAGATCTGAAACATTTCCTGCTAATTTAGTCGTTTCTTCATTAACAACTTCCATAATAGCTATATTACCATTATATTCTTCAGAAACAGCATTTACAACATCAGTTATTAAGTTAAATTCAAATCCTGCACCTCTTAATGTTTGTACTAACTCTTTGTTTTGTTCATTAACCTCCCCTAAAGTTATAATTCCATCTGAAAGAGTATTATTGTTTTTATTAAGATCACCACCAAAGCTTATTATTTGACCATCAGCAACCTCTGCTGAATCTCCAGTACTCGCTAAACCTCCTGTATAATCATCTAAAGCTGCTCTTGCTGTTTTAAGTTCAGATTTTAATTCTTTTAAAGTTTTTTTAGATAGCTTGTCTTGCCTTTTTTCAAATTCTATAGCACCTGCTTTATATCTGTCAGGAGTAGTTAAAAATTCTGTTAAAACTTCAGAAGCATCAGATATATTATTCATAACACTTTTTATGCTTGGAGCTAAAACTTGACCAAAAGCATTTGATAATCTTGTTAAAGAGTCAGACATATTAGAATAAGAACCTTCAAATGTTTGCGATAATTGTTCTGTTGCCCCTGCAATCCCTGCTGTAGGGTCTTGCATTGTTTTAACTAACATTTCTCTAAATTCAGGTAATGTTGTTTTACTTAAATCTTTAATACCATTAAAACTTTTAACAAGAGCTAAAACACCTCTTTCTCTAAGAACATCAGCAGCACCTGCTCCACCTGCAAAAGCTCTACCAAATGCTTGAGCAGCTTCAGTAGCATTAACTCCCATAAATGCAGCAAGATCAGCTACAGGAACTATTGTTTCTTCTGCATCAGCACCAAAAGCTTTTAACGCAACACCTGCGTTTGTTATATCTCTTAATGTAAATGGAGTTTTAGCAGCGACCTCATTAAAAGTGCTAAATGCTTTGGCAGCAAGAAGGCTTGAACCTGTCATACTTTTTAATCTTGTTTCTAATACTTCAAATTCTCTTGTAGCTGCAACCGTACTTGTTAAAGTTCTCATAACGGCTACAACTGAACCAACAGCAAATGAATAAAGCAATAATCGTGATCTAACTACAGATAAAGTACCACCCAAACCTAAAAATGATTTGTTTGCTCCTTTATTAGCTGCAGTAATTCTTTGAGTATTTTCTCTTAATTTTTTTTGTGCTTTTGTAGCCTCTGTTGTTCTTTTTCTAGCAACTCTCGTTGTCTTATTTAAATCTTTAGTTACCTTATCTAAATCTTCTATAGCTTTTTTAAGCTTTGTATTGCCTGAAGCTCTAAATTTTATTTCTATATTACCTGTTGCCATCTACTTTCGCTTTCTCTATTTGTTTGCTTTCTAATTTTGCAAATGCTTTTTTCAATACAAAAACCTTATCTACCCACAAACAAGGTTGTTTTCCATAGTCGCCTTTATACGGCGATATTCCAAACTTTTCGCAATAAAGATACCTTTGTATATCTTTTTGAAATTCCTTCTTATAAAACTTATTTTTGCAACAAAAAAAAGGCAACTGTGCTTGAACTGATGCTTCAATGTCAAACTGCTTGCCTTCTTTTGCATTAAACTCCTTAGTTTCCTCTATAATAAGATCAACTACTTCCCATACATCTTTATCAGAGTTAAAAGTTCTTGTTTCTCTTTTTCCATCTATTAATACAGGTACTTCGGCTTTATAAGGATAAGACTCAAACTGACAGCCTCCACAAGACTCAACAATTACGTTAAGGTTTAGTTGGAGGCTTCTTCTTCCCCCAAGTTTAAGTATTCCTCCTGCATTAACTGGAATATTTCTGTTTTTTCAGCAAAGGTTAAAGATTTTAATAGTTTATCATTACAACCTTTAACTCCCATTCTAATGAACTTTGTCATAGTAGAATGTAATGCTTTTATTTTTACTGAGTCATTTGTTGTTTCTGTATCTACATTATCCAACAACTGATCTCTTTCATCAACAGATAAGTCTTTAATTTCAACTTCTCTGCCTGATTGCAGTTTATTTTTCATACTCTCCCCGTATTTTAATTAATTAGCAAGCAATTTCAAATAAAGCATCGCTTGCACCTGTTCCTGAGCCTACTGCTTTAACAGAAATATCTAATGCCATCATATCGCCTTCACTAAAAGCAACATTTGTAATAACTGATTTTAAAAATTTAAATTCAAATTCTCCATCAGATGGTGTAGCATCTGTTGCCATTAAAGTTGCACCTTCTGTAGCACCTGCAACTTGGTCAGTAAAGTTTTCAAACATAACATCAGTATTGTCATCATACTTAATATTAAAATCAGCTGTAGCAGAAACTTCGCCAACTCTTGAAGCACTTTCATACCCTGTAGAACAAGCTCCTGCAAAAACAACATCATTTTCCACATTTAAAGTAAATGAGTTTACTAAGACATTAGAATGTCCTGCTACTATTCTGTCATCAGCATCCCAATTACTCATAAAATAATTTTTAGCTGGAGCTGCAGAAAAGTTAGTATCAATAGCAATATCTGCTTGATTCATAATTGGTGCAGATCCTGTTTTAAATGTTGCAGTAAATTTAATTCTACCACCTTCTGTTCCTGCATCTGCGTTAAATGATAATGCAGTACAAAAAACATCTTTAAAACCCATTGCGTGTCCACTTGCAGGACTTTTATAAGCAACAGATAGTAATTGATTAGCTGTTTGATTTGCAGTTGCAGATGTCATATTTTGAACAGCTCCTGCAGATGTTATTAAGTAAGGAACAGTATCTCCTTGAGTTATATTTGCTAATAACAAATCTAATACTTCTTCTGTTGCTGTTCCTGAAACAGACAATTCAATTACTCTTACAAGTTTTTCTTGAAAGAAATCAGTAGCTTGTAAAACTCTACTACCATTTCTTGGTTCAAGAACCTGGTTTAAATTTAAAGATGGACTCCCTACAGAATCAACATCTACTGCCAACCAAGAATTGTCAGGACTCCCACTTGAATCAGGATTGATAGTTCCCCAATCATCTTGCTCGGCAATTAAAAATGAAAATTGCTTAGGCGAATAAGCACTCGAATTAATAGCCATTATTTATCTCCTTTAGGGTTACTACCCTTTTTTTGTTTCTTTTTTATTGTTTTTACTTCTTCTAAAAAATCCCAAGCCTTATGTGGAACTCGTTCAACTTCAACCTCTTTACCTGAGTTTATATTATCAAATGTTGTTTGACAAAACCCCTGTCTATTAAAGCAGTATAACGGCTTCATAGGTTTTTTTAAATCTTTAAGTTTTATCTTCATAATTTTCCTAATCTAAGTTAGTTAAATGCTGACACTTCCAATCCCATTCTGTAATGTGAGCACCTGAATCTTCATCAGTATTTAAACTTGTTGTTTCAAATCTACAATTAAAAGCATCTGTGCTATTTGATAATGTCATAACTGTATTGTCGTGTATTAAAGCCTCCACCCTTGAAACTTGTCTAAGTATATGATCTAAAGCTCTTTCATTTACATTAGCTTCAGCAAAAACATATTTAAGTGTTATTGAAAACTCCCTTAGTTCAGCATTTATGTTATATTCATTTAAAACTGTTCCTGTAGGAATAAGCTGTATAGCTTGATTTACACCTTTAGGTATGTCCTTACCCTTATAAACAGGTAGAGCACCTTTAAATTCTGTTTCCAGAACAGACTCTAACTTGTCTAAAATATTCTTCCAATTGTTTGTAAAATTTACTGCCATTTTTAATATTTTCCAAATTTGCTAACTCGTCTATACATACCAAGTCCACCTCTTGTCATACTTACAGAATTAACTTGTGAGTTATCTACTTCTTCTCTCCATCCTGCAACTTCACATTCCCATTCATCATTTGCTGCAGCCTCAGTAGTATCTGTAGAACCACCAAATCTTATTTGAAGTCCATTAGCAATATGTTGATAATCTCCTGTAATCTTTTCAGCAGTTATAACTTGTCTGCTTTTTAAACTATCTCCATCTTTAACCCATACAGAGAAAGTAGCAGTTCCAAGTACACCTGCATCTATAACTTTAATTTTTATTAAATCCCAAGAACCTGACCATCTTCCTCTTGTATCTAAAGGTCTTATTTTTCCTGATGTATAAGTAACATCTCTTATAACACCTTTTGATGAGTCGCCTGTTGTTTGCCAAGATAAAGCTGCTCCTCCCTGATTTAATGAGTCTATATTGCTTTGTGCATCTTCCATAAGAGCATTAGCTACTTCAGATGTTGGGTCGTGGCTTCTAATAAGAAATGTAGCAGCTAATAAAGCAGTTGTTCTTACTATAATATAATCGTAGTTACCTTCTTTATCTTTAAATTGTTCTTTGGGTAAATTAGGGTCTAATTTAGCATCTAAGTATCTACTTGCATTAGCTGTAA